TCCGCGCGCACTGCCAGCGCGCGCTGGGTGCCGAGCCGCTGTGCTGGGGCGAGCGGCTGACCTTTTCCGGGCATGAGCTGCTGACCGCGCTGCGCAATCAGACCCTGTGGAACCGCATCAAGGCGCGCGTGCGCGATGCCGGGCTGGAGTTGACCGTCGAGGCGGTCAAAACGGCAGCCGCCGCGATCACGCGCCAAGTGCTGGGAGGTTGAAGGATGGACAAGCTCAAGCTCACCTACCCGGTCAAGCTCGCCGACGGGCGCACGGTGGCGGAGCTCACGCTGCGCCGACCGAAGGTGCGCGACCTCAAGCACGCGGCGCGCTATTCGGACAAGACCGAGGAGCAGGAAACGGCGCTCTTGGCCGCGCTGTGCGGGCTGACGCCCGAGGACATGGACGAGCTCGATCTGGCCGACTACCGCAAGCTCCAAGATGCCTTTCGGGGCATGCTGGATAGCGGAGGATGATCTATGGCGGGCCGCCGGGCTGCTGGCGCGGTGGTTCCGGTTTCAGCCGTCGGAGATCGACGATTTGACGGTGGACGACTTGCGCCGCTGGTTGGATGTGGCGCGCGAGCAGATAAAGGGTGAGTAGTGAATCTATCCATCGGCATCAAGCTGGGCGTGATCGGCGCGGGCGCGGTGGGCGCAGCGCTGGGCTCGGTGCGCGGCTCGCTCAATGGGCTGGGCCGCGTGATGGCCGACCTCAAGCGCCGCCAGGATGACCTGGGCGGCGCGATCACCCGGCACATGGGCACGCTTGCGCCCAAGACGCTGGCCGCCCTCAACCGCGACTACGAGCGCCTGGGGCAGACCATCGACGCCGTGCGCAAGCGGCAAGAGGCGCTGACTGCTGCTATGGCACGCCGTCAGGCGCTGGCCGATGAGCGCCAGCGCCTCGGGGGCGAGATCATGGGCACGTATGCCACCGCCGCCGCCGTGGGCGCGCCCGCGCTGGCCGCCGTGCGCGAAGCTGCGGGCTTTGGCGATGCGATCAAAGACATCGCCATCGTGGGCGAGCTCTCCAAAGAGCAAGAGCAGGTGCTGGGCAGCAGCTTGCGCGCCGTCGCGCGCGAGACCAACCAGAGCGCGCGCGACATGGCCGCCGGGGTCTCGATGCTGATCGCCAACGGCATGGAGGCGCAAAAGGCCGCCGAGCAGGCCAAGCTGCTGGGCAAGTTCACGACCGCCACGCGCGCAAGCATGGACGATGCCGCGCGCATGATGGTGAGTTTCGACCTCTTGGGCGTGTCGGCCAAGGATATGGAGCTCGCCTTCGCGCAGGCGGCCAAGGCAGGCAAGCTCGGCAGCTTCGAAGTGCGCGACATGGCCAGATGGTTCCCGCAGCTGGGCGGCTACATGAAGGCCATCGGCATCACCGGCAACGAGGCGGTGGTCAACATGGCTTCGCGCCTACAGATTGCCATGCGCACCGCAGGCAGCACGGACGAGGCGGCCAACAACTTCCGCAACTTCCTCGCCAAGCTCACCAGTCCAGACACCAAGAAGGATTTCGAAAGACTCGGCATCGACCTGCAAGGCTCGATGCTGCGCGCTGCGCGCCAGGGGCTCGACCCGATTGAGGCCGGTGTGGGCATCATCATGCACAAGATGGCGCAGCGCAGCCCGCAGGTGGCCGCCGAGCTCAAGGCCCTGTCGGACGAACTCGCCAAGATCCAAGACCCGGCGCAGCGCGCCGCCGAGATGGAGCGCCGCCGTACGATGATCGAAGCACTCGGCCAGCGCGCGGGGTTGGGCGAGATGTTCCAGGATATGCAGGCCATGAGCTACCTGCTGGCCGAACTCCAAAACCGCGACGACCTCAAGAAAATCCGCGAGGAGACCGCCACCGGCAAGGGCGCATCGGGACAGAGCGCGCTAGATGAGGACTTCGCCAAGCGCATGGAGTCGCCCCTCGAGCAGTTCAAGCGCTTCAAGATCGAGCTGCAAGACCTCGCCATGACCGTGGGCGATGCGCTGCTGCCGCCGCTGCTGGAGATTGTGCGCGCGGTGCAGCCTGCGGTGTCGGCCTTCGTCGCCTGGGCCAAGGAGCATCCGGCGCTCATCAAGGGACTGATCGGCGCGGCGCTCGGCATGGCCGCGCTCAAGGCCGTCGTGCTCTCTGGGGCGTGGGCGCTCAACTTCTTCGTCAAGTCGCCGCTGGCGCTGGCGTCTGTGGCGTGGCATACGCTGGCCGCGCGCGTGCTGATCGGGCGTGCGGCGCTGCTGGCGGGCTCGGGGCCGCTCAAGGCCATCGGCATGGCCGCTGGACTCTCCACTGGGGCGATGGCCAAACTCGGCGCGGCCTTTGTCGGGATGAAGGGGGCGGCGGTGGCGGCGCTGACCGCCGTGGGCCGCGCCGTGCTGTGGCTGGGCCGCGCGGTGCTGCTCAACCCCATCGGCCTGGTGCTGAGCGCGATCGCGGGTGCCGCGTATCTCATCTGGCGCAACTGGGACACCATCGGCCCGCTGCTGGGTAGGGTCTGGGGGCATATCAAAAGCGGGTTCGAGGCCGCCTGGCAGTGGCTCAAAGGTCTGCCAGGGCGAATGCTGGACATCGGCCGCCAGATCGTCACCGGCCTGATCGATGGCATCCAGGCCAAACTCTCGGCGGCCAAAGATGCGGTCATGAACCTCGGCGCGACGGTGCGCGACGGCCTCAAAAACCTGCTCGGCATCCGCTCGCCGTCGCGCGTGTTTGCCGATCTCGGCGGCTTTTTGGGCGACGGTTTGTCGCATGGAATGCGCGCCAGCCTCGGTGAGGTGCAGAAAGCCGCCGCCGCGATGGCCGGTGCAGCGACGATGGCGCTTGCGCCGCCCGCGCTGGCTGCGCCCGTCATGCAGGCCGCTCCAGATGCCGCGCGCATCCTGCGCCAAGCGGTGGAGCCGGTCGCTCTGCCGCAGCCCGCCGATGCACTCCGCACCATCCGCCAAGCGGTGGAGCCGGTGGCGCTGCCGTCGATCCAGCCTGCCGCGCTTCCCGCTGTCGAGCCGCCGCGCGGTGCGCTCAAAGCGGGCGCAGCGCCGGGCGCGCCGATGCAGATCACCTACGCGCCACAAATCACGGTCAACGGCGCGGCCAGCCCTGAGGCCGCGCGTGCGCAGGTGACGCAGGCGGTGCAGTTGAGCTTTGCCGAGTTCGAGCGCCTGATGCGCCGCTATGACGCCGAGCGCCGCCGCGTCGGCTGGGAGGGGACGACATGAGCCTCTATGCCGTGCTCAATGACGTGGAGCTCGAGATCATCACCTGGCTCGACGGCCTGTCCATGCGCTACGGCGCGGAGTATGCCGAGCAGGGGCTGATCGGGCGCAAGAGCCTGCTGCAATACACCGGGCACAAGCCCGACGAGGTGCGGATCGATGCCCGCCTGCATGCGCAGTGGTGCGACCCAGCCGCCGAGGTGCGGCGCATCAAGGACAAGATGGACGCCAAGGAGCCGGTGGCCTTTGTGCTCGGCACCGGCGAATACCGGGGCGTGTTCGTCATCACCGAGGCCGAGGTGACGACCACGCAGACCGACGGCTTTGGTGCGGCCATCGCCTTCGAGCTCTCGATCACGCTGCGCGAGTACGTGGGCGACCCGGCGCAGCCCAACCCGCCGGGCGTGGTGACGAGCGGCTTTCGCATCCCGATCGAGGCCGCGACGGTGGACGACTTTGCCCTAATCGAGGCCGCGCCCTTGAGCAGCCCCGGCGGCGTCGCGCAGGTGTCCGCCGACGGGCTCTCCGCCATCGCGCGCGGGGTGGGTCTGGCGGCTGATGTGGCGAGCTTCGCGGCGCTGACGCAGAGCAACCCGGCCTCCGCGCTGCTGGCGCTGCCGGGGCTTGCCGATCGCGTGTCCGCCTTCGGCGCAACGATCCCCGTCGAGGGCTTCGATGCGCTGCGCGGCGTCGCTGCGGTCGCCGCCGATGCGGGGCAGGTGCTATCGGCCTTTCAGTCGGCGCGCCATACCTTCGACGTGGCAGCTATCGCGCTCGGTGGCGGCCTATCGGGCGTCTCGTCGGCCTTGTGGAGCGTGCGCGCGGGCGCGCAGGCGCTCGAAAGTGCGCGCGAGTCGGTGGGCCGCATTGCGGCGACCGCCGCCAGCCGCCTGCCGGTGGAGGGCTGGGCATGACACAGGCCATCGTTCACACCACCATCGACGGCGAGCGCTGGGACTTGCTCGCCTGGCGCTACTACCGCGACGTGCGCGAGATGCCGCGCCTGATCGCCGCCAACCCGCACGCGCCGCGCGCGGGCATCTTGCCCGCCGGACTCAAGCTCGCGGTGCCGCTGATCGAGCGCCCCGCCGCCGTTGCCGCCGCCGGACTGCCGCCATGGAAGCGCTGACACCTGCCGTGCGCATCGCCTATAACGGGCGCGACATCACGGCAGACCTCACGCCGTATCTGATGCGCGTTGCCTACACCGACCGCCTCACCGGCGAGGCGGATGCGCTGGACGTAGAGCTGGCCGAGACCGACGCCGTGAAAAGCCGCTGGCTGGCCGAGTGGTATCCCGACAAGGGCATGGAGATCGCCGCCGAGATCGGCTATGCCGGGCAGCCGCTGGTCCCGTGCGGGGCCTTCGACGTGGATGAGATCGAAGTCGAATCGCCGCCCATGACCATCCGCATTCGGGCGCTGGCCACCGGCATCAGCCGCGCCGTGCGCACGCGCATCGGGCGCAAGTACGAGGGCACGACGCTCGCCAAAATCCTCGACGAGATCGCCAAGCGCATCGGGGCCAAGCGCAAGGGCGCGGTGGCAAGCATCCCCATCGACCGCGCGACGCAGTACCAGGAGACCGACTGGGCCTTCGCGGTGCGCCTCGCGCGCGAGTATGGCTACGCGCTCAAGCTCACCGACAACAACAAGACGCTCGCCGTCATGAAGCTCGGCGACGATGCCGAGCCGGTGCGTACGCTCACGCCCCGCGACCTCTCGCGCCTCGCCTACCGCGACCGCATCACCGAGGTGCCGTCGCGCTCCGAGCTGCGTCATCACGACGCGGCCACCGGGCGGCTTGTGGTCTATGGCGCATCGAAAGGCGTCATGGCCCCCGAAGACACGACCACGGCGAGCGACACCAAGAAGCGCCACGTGCGCGCCAAAACGCCACAGCAGGCCCAGGCCATCGCCGAGGCCGAGCAGGCGCGGCATGAGATCGACAAGACCAGCCTGGAGGTGCAGCTACCCGGCGACCCGCTGCTGGTCGCTGGCGCAGCGGTGGATGTGACCGGCTGGTCGCGGCTCGATGGCCGCTACCTGATCATCGAAGCGCGGCATGAGATCGACCGCAGCAGCGGCTACGCCACGACGCTGCTGCTCAAGCGCATCAAGGAGCAGGCATCATGATCGAGACCTTGCGCGAGTCGCTCGCCACCTTGCGCTTCGGCTTCGTCACCGCCGTCGATGCGGCCACGCACCGCGTGCGCGTGCGCCTACCCGACCTGGACGACCTGGAAACCTACTGGCTGCCGGTGCTGGTCGCGCGCACGCACCGTGACCGCTTCGAGCATCTGCCCGACGTGGGCGACCATGTGGCGCTGCTGCTCGATCCGCGCGGCGAGGAAGGCGTGGTTCTGGGTGCAATCTTCTCCGCGCGCGACCCGTCTCCAGGCGGCGCGCCCGACATCACCCGCGCGACCTTTGCCGACGGAACGACGGTCGAATACGACCGTGCCGCGCACAGGCTGCAGGTCCACTGCGTGGGCGACATCGAGATCGTCTCCGACACGCACATCACCTTGCGCGCGCCGCGCATCGACCTCAATCCGTAAGGACGCAGCCATGCCTGCCGCACACCGCCACACCGACATCTGCACCGGGCACGGGTGTTTCCCGTCGCGCGCCAACACCGAGGGCAGCCCCGACGTGTTCGTCAACGGCTTGGGCTGGCACCGCGTGGGCGACGGCTGGCAGCCGCACGGCTGCGCGGTCTGTGTGCCGCATGGCGGGTCACTGGCTGCGGGCTCGGGCACCGTCTTTGTCAACGGACGCGCCGCCGGGCGCATCGGCGACCCGGTCTCCTGCGGATCGAGTGCCGCCACAGGCAGCCCGGATGTATTCGCCGGATGATTGCAACGCGTGTTAATTACGCCGCCCAGCGAAACCGCCGATGATCGCCGCCATGACCCCATCCACCCACCACTGGCAGCCCGCGCTGGGCCGCGACGGTTTCGTCGAAGGCCTCAACGACATCCGCCAGGCGATCGCCATCATTCTGCGCACCCCGCAGGGCAGCGATCCGCTGCGGCCCGACTTCGGCAGCCGGGTGTGGATCTATCTGGATCACCCCATCGACCGCGCGCGCCCGTACATCGTGCGCGAGACGGTCGAGGCGATCCGCCGCTGGGAGCCGCGCGTCAAGGTCACGCGCGTGGTGGTCGCGCTCGATGACGACGCGGCCATCCGCGTCACGGTCTATTTCAAGCTCGCCGGCGAAGGCGACGAGATCAGCGCCGAAGTGAGGCCGCGATGACGGAGCTGCTCAAGATCATCCCGGACGATCCGCAGGCGGTGACCAGCGAGATCATCGCCGCCTACGAGACGGCCACCGGCAAGACGCTCTACCCGGCGCAGATCGAGCGGCTCTTGATCGACATGATCGCCTACCGCGAAACCCTGCTGCGCGCTGCGATCAACGACGCCGCGCGGCAGAACCTCGTGCGCTTTGCCCGCGCGCCCATGCTCGACTATCTGGGCGAGCTGGTGGGCGTAGCGCGTCTTCCGGGCGAGAGTGACGACCGGCTGCGCGCGCGCATCCTGGAGGCGCCAGAATCCTTCAGCGTCGCGGGGCCGCGCCTGGCCTACCGGCACCACGCGATGCGCGCGCATGCCTCCATCGTCGATTGCGCCGTGCGCTCGCCCGAGCCGGGGCAGGTGGTGCTCTATCCGCTGACCGAAACCGGCCTGCCGTCGCCTGAGATCAAGGCGCTGGTGCTCGCCGCCGCATCTGCCGAGGATGCGCGACCCATCTGTGATCAAGTGAGCGTTGAGGACCCGGCGGACTACCCTTTCACGGTCAACGCTGTGTTGACGATACGCGCGGGCTTCGACGCCGACGCCGTGCGCGCCGCGGCTGAGGCAAGCCTCACGGCGCATCTCGACACCATGCGCCGCCGCCTCGGGGCCGACATCGTGCGCACCCAGATCATCGCCGCGCTGCATGTCGAGGGGGTGCACCGGGTCGATCTTGTCGCACCGAATGCGGACACGACCGTGCCTGAGCACGGCTGGGCGCATGCGGCCAGCGTGACCGTCACCGCCGGAGGCTATGCCGATGCCTGACCGCCTCGCCCCGGATGTGATCGCGCTCGATGCGCGCTTTGGCCCGCTTGCCGAAGCCACGCAGCGCCTCGAACGCTTGCCGCTCGATGGACTCTTGACCTACCTGGTCGAGACCGTCCCAGCCGCCTTCCTGCCGGAGCTTGCGCGGCAGTTTCACGTCGGCCCGATGGAGGGCTGGCAGTTCGTCGGCACGGATGCCGACCGCCGCCGCCTGATCCGCGAGGCGATCGCGCTGCACCGCAAAAAAGGCACGCCGTGGGCGCTGCGCCGCGCCTTCCAGATGGCGGGCTTTGGCGACCAGCTTCGCCTCATCGAAGGCGCGCTCGACCGCCGCTACAACGGCACGATCTTTGCCGACGGCTCCGAAAAATACGGCGGCCATACCTGGGCCGAGTTCCGCATCGAGGCCGACCTGGGCGAAACCCAGGGCCTGTCTGCCGAAACCGCCGCCATGGCGCAGGCGCTGATCGCCGAGTGGAAGCCGGTGTCGCGTCACCTGACGAGCCTCGCCTGGACCGTGCAGACCAGCGACACCGCGCCCAGCTCGGACGCCGCCACCGCAACCGCCGCATGGAGTGGCGAGAGCACGCGCCCGTGGCGTCGGATCTATGACGGCGCACACCGCTACGACCAGGGCGTGTTGCTCGCCTTCGATGGCGCAACCATTGCCGACGGCAGCCGCACCTACCAAGGCTGGGCCGCCAACGACAGCCACTGGCGCGCCGGTGCGCCCGAGTCCGACACCACGCTCGCGCTCGCCTGGACGGACGCCGACCGCCAGCAGCGCCTGCCCCTCTTTGACGGCGCAACGCAGGCCGACGGCGGCACCGACTACGGCGATGCCGCACCGGTAGCAGAAGACGCCATCATGCCCATCACCGTCACGCGCTTCGTCCGCTTCGACGGCCGCTACCGCTACGGCGCGGACAACATCTTCGACGGCACGGCGCGCTTCGACGGCAGCCGCCGCTACCTCGCCGGGCGCGTCGCGTCCGGTCACGAGATCACCTACCTGGAGGCCGCATGACCATTGCATTGATCATTTCCGCTGCGCTGTTGGCCGGTTTGGCGCTCGCGCTCGGCTTCGCCGCGCTGACCGTGCGCTGGCGCATCCGCATCGACCTGACCCCGGTCGAACACGCCATCGTCGCCGCTGCTGCTCAGGCGGGATGGGGCTTCGCCACCGGCGATTGGTGGGCGGGTGCCGCCATCGGCATCGCCCTCTTCGTCGGGCGTGAGCACGCGCAGGCTGAGTACCACTACATCAATGCGCATGGCGGCAGCCGGTATGCCACCCGACTGCCCGCCGAGATTGGCTGCCTCCACCCGCGCTATTGGCACATGGGCAGCGTGCTCGACCTGGCCGTTCCCGCCGCCATTTGCATCGCCATTGCAGGAGCCGCCCATGCACTTGTCTGACGCCGCCGCCTTGCGCGGCCACTTCCACCTCGAGATTCGCCGCTCAGACGGCACGCTTGTCGATGCCATCGACGAGGAAAACCTCATCGTCAACGGAGCAAAAGACCAGCTTGCGCGCCTCGTCGGCGGCAACGGCACCAACCGCCACATCACCCAGATCGGCTTTGGCACCGGCACCAACGCAGCCAGCCCAAACAACACCGGCCTCACCGGCGCGTTCTGGAAGCCCGTCACCAGCGTGAGCTACCCGGCCACTGGCCAAGTGGCCTTTGCCTGGTCGCTCTCCACCGCCGAGGGCAACGGCCTGGCGATTACCGAGTTCGGCCTGCGCTGTGCCGACGGAACGCTGTTTGCGCGCAAGGTGCGTCAGGCGATCCATAAGTCCGACGACCTCGCGCTCACCGGCACCTGGACCATCATCTTCTAAGGAGACTGCCCTATGGCAAACGTCACCGAAACCCCCGCATGGGAATCCGGCATCTACCGGATCGAGACCACCGACCCGATCCTGGGCGGCGAGACCGGCACCGCCAACATCCAGGCCAAGCAACTGGCCAACCGCACCCTCTGGCTCAAAGTCCGCGCCGACCAGGTGGACGCCGCTGCATCCGGCTACGGCAGCCTGCAAGCGCGCCTGACCGCACTGCAATCGCAGGTGGAGGCGGTCGGGGCCGACATGGTCAACATGGACCACACCGCCGTCATGCAGGCGCTCTCGCTTGCGCACATGGCGCACGAGGCTATCGAGGCGCTGCGCTTCGGCCCCTGGCAGCAGCGCGGCGAGATCGTCATCCGTAACCGCGGCGTGGTCAGCGGCTGCACGGTCACCAAATCCACTACCGCCGCGCGCAACCTCAACATCGCGCCGGGCGTGTGCTTTGCGGGTGGGCAGACCTACCCGGTCATCGAGGGCAACAACGCCGCCAGCGTCCCGGCCAACACCTCCACGACCACGGCGGTCGTGGTCAGCGCCTACCTCTACCCGCACACCGACGGCCAGACCTACCGGCTGGCCGTGACCGCCATCGGCCAGGCCGTGCCGGACAACGGCATCGAAATCTACCGGCTGACGATCCCGGCCAACAACACCGATGCCACCGACCCTTACCTCGCCAACGTCACGCTCACCGACGTGCGCCGGATCGATGCCAACTTCCCCGACATGCTGGACTCGCCGCCGACCGTCTCGCTGTCCTTCGCTCGCCCGATGCGCGGCACCGACTGGCGCATCAGCCTCGATTTGGTCTCCGCGACCGGCATCGCCCGCGCCGATGACATCGTGGTCACCAACCGCGCCACCAACGGCTGCACCCTCACGCTTGCCAGCGCTGCCGACAACGTGCGGGTGCGCTACCTCATCGAACGCCTCACCGACTAAAGGAGATCCGCCATGCCCATGACCACCCTCATCCAGCCCGGCGCGCCGATTGCGCCGGTTGCCATCGCCGCCGACCGGCTTACCATCGGCGACATCACCGTGGACTTCGCTGCCGAGCAGCAAGATACCGCCGCCGAGATCGTCATCCGCCACCATGCGGGCACGTTCGTGCGCGGTGGCGACCATGGCTCCATCGTCGCCATCGTGCGCATCCCAGCGCGGCGCTACACCGAGCAGCCGGGCGATACCGACCCGATCACCGGCGAGCCAACCACCACCCGCGTGGCTGAGCCGCTTGACCCCAACGCCGTATCCGTCGAACTCTGGCCATTTGCTGGCTGATCTATAAGGAGAGAACACCATGCCCACCATCTTTGTCCGCGACGAACTCCGCGCCGCCATCGAAGCTGCCACCGGCGGCCTGTGCACCGTTCACTACACCCAGTCCGGCCAGCCGAGCTATTTCCGCTGGATCCCGAAGTTCAACCTCGAAGACCTAGGGCCAGACTACGGCACCGGCGTGCACCCGGCCTTCGTCGTCGATGGCGTCGTGCGCGATGGCCTGTGGATCGGCATGTACCCCGGCATCATCAAAAACGGCGAGCTGCTGTCGCTGCCCGGTGTCGATCCGACCGTCTCGCATCCCTACACCTACTTCGTCAACGCCGCGCGCGCGTGCGGCGCGGGCTTCCACGTCATGACCAACGCCGAGTGGGCCGCCGTTGCGCTGCTCACCGCCAAGTCCGGCGCGCAGCCGCGCGGCAATACCCAATGGGGCCGCGCCCATGATGCCACCTGGGAGACCGCCCGTCGCGTCGATGGCGGCACGCCCGGCAACACGTCCGGCACGGGGCGCACGCTCACCGGCGCCGGCCCGCTCACCTGGCGGCACGACGGCAGCCCAGCCGGCATTGCCGATCTGGTGGGGAACGTCTGGGAATTTACCCCTGGAATGCGTCTGGTCGATGGCGAAATCCAGGTGCTGGAAAACAACAACGCTGCTACCGCCAGCGCTTTCGACGATAGCGCGCCGTGGAAAGCCATCCACCTCTCCGATGGTGCACTGGTCGCGCCTGGCACTGCGGGCACGGCCAAATACGACAGCCTGGTGGCCTACAGCGACAACGGCGTTGTCGATAACCTAGGCGACTTCCAGATTGACGACGTGGTGGATTTCCGCAACGGCCCGCAGGGCAATAACTCCGATAACTACGACATAAACGCAATGACGTTCATGGCGCTCTCTGCCGATACTGGTATCGCCGTTCCTGCAGCAATGAAAGCCCTCTTGCTCGCCCCTGGTAGCATCTCTGCCAGTGGCATTATTATCATGCGCAACTATGGTAAACGTCATATGATACGAGGCGGCTATTTTGCCGAGGCCTCAGGCGCCGGGCTGTTCTATGCGGGCCTGCACTACGAACCGCTTCTCGCAAGCACCATCGCCGGTGCCCGCCCCGCGAAGGTGTGATGGGTCATGGAGCCGATGTGTCATGCTTCCCAGCCCGCGCCCGAGGCGCGGGCGCTCTCACGGCACGAGGAGTCGACAAGATGCGGTGTCGGCGCTTGCGGAAATTACTTATCCACAGGCTAGACTTGTCGCACGCAATGTGTGCATGTCGCATCTAATGTGTGCACGCGTCGCATCTAATTTGCGCACGCCTAGCGCTGCCGCCCGGCTTCAAAGTGATCGCCGAGAACGCCGCCACCCCCATCGCTGGCATGGCCGACGACGCGCGCCGCTT